GATGCTCCTAGTGCACCGATTGATAAACTCAAAGGCATACCAATGGAGTTTAAAAAGGGTGGCAAGATTAAAAAGTACAGCGGCGAAGAAGGTAGCTATGTAACCAAAGCTGTTGACGAAATGTACAAGTATGCTGTTCCAGAGTTTGTTAGATCTGCAGCAACATCACTTAAAAACAACGTCATGGGCACACCAGAGCAAAACCGTATTGCTAAAGAAGACATTGACAAACAAGCCGCTAAAGGTTCTAAGCTCGCTAAATTCTTTGGCGGTAACGCAGACGCTAAGTCAGCGCCCGTTGAAAAATGTGGCGGTGGCAAAATGAAACGCGGCGGGAAAGTCTGCTAATGCCAATCAAGTCTAAAGCACAACTGGGTGCCATGTATGCGGCAGCCGAAGGTAAGTCTACCATCGGCATTCCTAAAAAAGTTGGTAAGGAGTTTGTCAAAGCTGGTAAAGCTAAACCAAACCTGCCACAAAAAGTACAAAAGCGAGCCGCTGGCCGCGGAAGGTAATCTGTGGCATACTCTGGCACATACAATCAAACTAAGGTCAACGTTGATCAGCTGATCTCGTATGCGTACCGTGACGCAGGGAAAACCTCGGAAGAGATGACCCCTGAGTACGTACAAGCTGGTAAGCAGGCGCTGTTCTACATACTACAAAATTCTGTAAACCGTGGTATTAATATTTGGTTACAAGAAATTGTAGTACTGGGTGCTCAAACAAACCAACAAGTTCTTCCGATGCCAGCCAACTGTGTTGATGTATTGGAAGCCAACTGGATCTACATTGTTAACCCAACATTTACATCTGCTCTTCCTGTAAGCAATCCAGATGTATATCTTTTGTTTGATCAATCAGCTAATGCTGATCTCAACGAACACGCAACAACCACACTGTTAGCTAACTACTTTGGTGCGGCGTACTCACAAGCAACAAGGTTATATTATGTTGGCTTTAATGCTTATGCCCCCGGTGGCAGTGCTACTTATGATTTAGATTTTCAAGTAAGTGATGACGGTATTACATGGACTACTTGGGAATCATTCCCATCAGTAACTCTTGCTGATCGTCAGTGGCAGTACTACGGCATTAACACCACACAAGCGTTTAATTACTATCGCTTAAACAACCGCACCGCTGGCTCTACTATGTCATTGCGTGCACTTCAATTTGCTCAATCACAGCAAGTTATTCCTATGGCAAGACTTAATCGTACCGATTATTTCTCACTGCCTAACAAACAATTTCCAAGTCAACGTTCACTGCAGTACTGGTTCAATCGCCAGATCGACCCAGAGATGTATCTATGGCCTGTGCCTAACAACAACTTCCAGGCGTTCTCTATGATCCTGGAATGCCAGCCACAAGACGTTGGCTCGTTGACTGATGACTTGTACATGCCAGATCGTGCACTAAATTATTTTCAATCAGCTTTATCTCACCGTTTAGCGATGCAGCTTCCTGGTGTTGACATGGCGCGCATTCAGTATTTAGAAGCACAGGCATTAAATGCACGTCAACAATTTGAAGACGAAGATCGTGATAAGTCACCTATTTACTTCCAACCTAACATTAGCTACTACACACGATGACCGCATACGTACAGACCTACGATAACCTGGTACTGGATGTTCAGCAGTACATGGAACGTGACGACCCCGATTTTGTGGCAATGATCCCAACCTTAATTGGTTTGGCTGAGTCTGCTATTGCCGCTGAGTTAAAGACATTGTTGCAGTTAGTTGTAGTGGAGACTACCCTTACTGCTACTGATCCTGTGTTATTAAAACCAACACGCTGGAGAAAAACTGTCTCCATGAAAATTAATGGTAACCCAGTGGTCATGCGTTCACAGGATTACATTGCACAGTATAATTCTGAATCTGCTCTTGGTCAGCCAAAGTTTTACGCTGAGTATGATTATAACAACTGGAACTTTGCACCAGCACCAGATGATGATTACCCCGTAGAAATTATCTACTACAGCTTAGTGCAACCATTGGATTCAACCAATCAAACAAATCTGTTTACACAGATTGCCCCACAGGCGATGCTGTTTGGCACTTTGTTGCAAGCACAAGGCTACTTAAAAGCATTAGACAAACTGCCTGTATGGAAATCATACTACACAGATTGCCTTGCCGCTCTCAAGAAAGAAGACAACTCACGTCGTATTGACCGCAATACTACAGTACAGGAACCTTAATAAATGCCGTCATACGTATCGCCATTTACCGGTGACGTTATCCAGCAGACGGATGTCACATATTACGCGTTAGATTTTAGTACTAACACGCAGTTATACTGGCCTGCCGTTCTTAATGGCACACAAGTGCCTGCGTCACGTATTATGGACTGCACTCCAGATGGTGCAGGCCTAACTGTATTTTTACCAAATGCCTCACAAGGCTCAAATGGTATTGACATTCTGTTCCGTAACTTTGGTACAGAAACATTCTTTATTGCCCAATTTGGTGGATCTGGATCATCATCCATTGCACCGGGCGAATCTAAATATTACTACTTATCAGACAACAGTACCAGTGCTGGTGTATGGCAAAATGTAACCTTTGGCACTGGCACATCTGCGGCGGACGCTGCCTCATTAGCTGGCGCTGGCCTTGCTGCTATTAGTGGCCAGCTGGCAGTAACTCAAGCGCCAATTACTTCTAGCTCTGCCCCAACCATCACTAACGCAAGCCGTGCCAATACATTTGTTTGGACCGGCGGTAATGGTGTGTATACTCTACCAGTATCAACAGCACTTTCAGCTGGCTGGTGGATTGGATTTAGAAATAACGGTACAGGCACAATTGTTTTAACTCCGGCAGTTGGCGAACTAATTAACAAATCTGTTAACGTTGCCGTTCCTCCTAATGGATCTGGTTTTATATTCTATCAGCAATCAACTGGTGAGTTTTATACTATTGGTCTGCAAACACCATCAAACGTTACATTTACATCTGCAGTATACGACGTAGATAATATTGTTGGTCCAACACTAAGCCTTGTTACTTTTGCCCCAGTTATTCAAACGTATGTGTCATTATCTGGCACACGTACAACAGGATTAGAGGTAATACTACCGTCTACCACAGCGCTGTACATTTTAATTAATGACACGACAACTGTCCTGTATGACATCTCGTTTAGTATCTCTGGTTCTTTGGCAGCGCCCACTGTACTGGCTCCCGGAAGTATTATTACTGCACTGTCAGACGGTAATCAGTTAATTATCCTTTCACAAAGCTCATCAGTATACTTTTATGGCGCTGATGGTTCTGCCGCACTTCCTACTTTCTCGTTTTTAAATGATACCTCAACCGGTATGTATTTAGATAACACTGGAATTTTAGGATTAACAGCAAACGGCGCAAACATTTTAACTTTAGATAATTCCATTCCAAGTACGCCCCAAATAACTACTCCAGCAAATTTTGCTGCAACTGGCGGGATTGACGGCGGTACATTCTAATGGCACAACAACAAGAATCCGGAACCTCACAAGAGCAGTACAACCTAGTTTATACACTAGGTGTACAGGCTGGTATTAAACGCGACGGTACTAAGTTTGAGTCACGTGAATATCAAGACGGCGTGTGGTGCAGATTTCAACGTGGCACACCTAAGAAAATGGGAGGCTATCGTGAGATCTTTGGCACGTTTACTGGCATACCCCGTGGTATGGTTATTAGCCCGTACAACGGCGTAAACTACATCTTTACTGGCAATCGTTATGGCATTGACGTATTCATTACAGGTAACACAATTGGTGTAGGCTCGGGCCCATACATTGCAAACATTTTGCCGGGTTACTCACAGTTTGCAATATCTAGCAACACTACTAATGATTTTGTAATCACCAGTACTGGTAGTCCAATTGTAGACTACACCTCCGTATTTCCAGCTGGCACTAAAGTAATATTTGACCAAACAAATCCAGCTGTTGTATTTAACGTAACGGGTTCAACATTTAGCTCACCAGATACCACTGTAACCGTTACTGAAACAATTACGGGAACTGTTACAGATGCCTGGTTATATAACACATATTATCAAGCAGACGCCCGTAACTTGTGGCAGTTTGATTTACAGTATTCTCCAGCTGGCGGTGCACTAAAAGTATTAGCACACCCTGGTTTAAACCTAACCAACATTGACAACGCAGAGTCAACTCAAGTTTTATACGGTGATATTATTCCTGCTACTCCAGGTGTCTGGAACTTTTATGGTTTGGCAGATAGTACTGGTCAAAACCCAACATATCAACCAATTAGTGTAAACGGCGGCGTAACTGTTTTGTATCCGTACATATTTGTGTATGGTGATAATGGCTACATTGCTAATAACCACGTTGAAACAGCGTATGGCACACAAACATTAACCGACTGGAATGGACCGACAGCCAACCAGATCAACATGTCGTCTTCCAAGGTTATTAAAGGTATTCCGGTTCGAGGTGGTACAAACTCACCATCTGGTTTGTTCTGGGCCACTGACTCACTCATTCGTGTATCGTTTGTAGGATCTGCTCCTCTTTATTGGCGTTACGATATTATTTCCAGCCAGATCTCTACCATGTCATCATCTTGTTTTGTTGAGATGGATGGTGTGTACTACTGGCTTGGCGTTGACCGTTTCTATCAATACAACGGTGTGGTTAGTGTTCTGCCTAATGATAAAAATGTAAACTGGCTGTTTGATAACGTTAACTTTGAACAACGCCAAAAAGTATGGGCCACTAAGGTTCCACGCTACAACGAGATCTGGTTCTTTTATCCACGTGGCAATGCAACAGAAACAACAGATGCAATTATCTATAATGTAAAAGATAAGATCTGGTATGACGCCGGTCAAGCTGCAGGTGCTCGTCGTTCATGCGGGTATACCACTGAGATTTTTCCAACACCAATTTGGTGTGGTTGGGACTATGAGGTAACTTACAGCGCACCATTTACCTTAATTGCAACACCAGCGGGTGAACCTGCCCCTAATGCTAATCAATTTTATTTAGCTGGTGACGCAACACCAACATTTGCCCCAGGTGATAATTTTTCTTTTTCAAACGCTGGAGACCCGGCTGCCGCAGTTTATACTGTAGAAACCAGTGAACTTATTATCACTGGTTTAGTACCGGCACCTGGTGTCACTTTAGTAACTGCCACTGAAAACTTTTCTCCAGCTGTTACTGCCGGAGATGTGGTGTATTACATTGAGGGTGGTTATCCAATTTGGCAACAAGAGTATGGCTATAACAAGGTAACTTTTAGTGACGAACTTGCCATTACTTCTAGCTTTACAACCTGCGATATTAGTTGGGTTGGTGGTACACCTTCCCAAGATACACCACAGGGCCCAAATCGCCGCATGCACTTACGCCGTGTTGAACCAGATTTTGTACAGGCTGGCACAATGTCTTTGGATGTTCGGGGTCGTAAATTTGCCAGAGGAACCGTGGAAAATTCTGGGCCATTTTATTTTGAGCCAGATACGGGTAAGATTGATTTGCGTGTAGAACACAGAGAAGTTAGCTTATCATTTACTTCCAATGATATTGATGGTAACTACGAGATGGGTCGTTTACTAATTACCGCAGAGTATGGTGACGAGCGCCCGTAATGGCACAGCAAATATTTTTTCCATTTAACCCAACTGGCATGGACTGGCAACAATGGAACGGCAACTTAATTATGTATTTTGGCACAGAACCAATTCCTTATTCTTCTGAAGATGACTGGAAAATGGTAGCTAAAAACGTGTCCCAACTTCCACGCTTTTCGGTGTATCCAGTCTCAGACCCAGATTTATATAAAAGTTGGCAAGACTGGGCTTTAGAATTTACCCAGATTATTAACGGTCCAAGCAATTAAAGAGGGCGGTAACCCCCTCTTTTTTGTATTATTATATATAGAACAAACCCAACCCAAGGAGTCAAAATGCACGGCCAACAGACAATGAAGTACCTAAACGACAAAGCGGTAGCTGATGCTATCCTGGCTCGTAACAAAGACACTCAAAAGATCGATCCAGCTTTTGCAAAAGCAGTAGAAGAGGCATTGGCCGCTAAGGCAAAAAACATTACTGCGTAATGTCGTCTTTAATAGATTCAAAGCACCAGGAGCTCTCACAAGAAGAGATCGTCGCTATTGCTACCAAGGAAACTGGTAGCAAATATAGTGTCGAGCAGGTTAAGGCCAGCTTGTCTGCCGAAGCCTACGAGATGGGTGCTGTGATGCTGCGTGAAGGTAATACTATCTTCATTATCCATCAAGATAAAAGCAACCCAAAGATTGGTGTATTCCGTGCGCTTAACGCGGACACTGTGCCTAACTACATGCGTAACTGTGTGGCGTTTACTCAAGCAATTGGTACGGCAGGCTTTCAATATTTGGTTACCGAGTTTGAAGAGAAATCACTGTTAAACATTTTTGAATACGTGCGTCGCAATCAGCCGTTTCCTAACATGGGATACAACGCACAAAAAGCTAAAGACCGCGAACTTTATCGAGTAATTATTAACTTAGGCGACACCGGAAAAACTGGTGGGCTACCACAAACTTTACAAAAACCTGGCGAAGGGGCACTGTAATGGGTGCAGTTGCTCAGGCTGTTGGAGACTTTGCGTCTCAAGCTGTTGAAACAGTATTTGAGCCAATTAAACAAGTTGGCCAAGTTGCTGAGTCTGTTGTACGTGAAGTAGGTCACGCCGCTGAATCGGTTGGGCGCGAGGTTGGTAAGGTTGGTCAAGCTGCGGTAAATGATCCGGTCGGCACCATTGCTAAAGTAGCGGCTATTGCAACACAGCAATACTGGGCACTGCCATTGATCTCTGCCGCCACGGTTATGGCGCATGGTGGTGACTTAGGACAAGCTGCTCTTGCAGCCGGTGTATCATACGCGGCAATGGGTATTGCTGACTTTGTTGGTTCAGAATTAAGTAGTGCGTTTGCAAATGAGCTTACCAGTTCTGTTGGCGATGCGGTATTAGAGTCAACAAACACATTGGCTGATGGAACCATCGAACATGTGTTTAGTGATGGCAGTACAATTTTACAAGGCGTTGATGGCGCAATCAGCACAACACCTGCAACATTAGCCCCGAGTTGGGCCAGCCAAGTTGCTCCTGAGGTTTTAAAAGGAGGAATTAACGCTGTTGCAAATGCTAGTGGTTCTATGGCAGCTAAAGCAATTAGCGGCGGTAACATGAATGACATTTTAATGTCTGGTGTAACCTCTGGCGTTGGTAGTGCAATTGGTTCTACTGTAGCTGGTGGTGCTAAAGATTTAGGAATAAACAACACCGTAGCAAACGCAATTGGTAAAGCAACTGGTGCTGCAACAGCAAGTCAAATAGCTGGTAAAGACGCTAAGCTATCATTTATTAACGCTTTAATAAACACTTCACTTGCAGAAGGCGGCAAACAAGTTAGTTCTGAATTAAAGTCTGCTTGGAATAGTGTTAACGAGTCTGCCTCTAAGTTTAATGATGAATTAAGTAAGTCCCAGGAAACTTATAACACAAAGATAACACCGTTAGAGCAAGAAGCTAAAACAACTCAAGAAATAGCAGCAAAGTCGTTTGATGAATACAAATCAATCAAAGATAAATTTGATGGTATTGTGGTAGATTATAACACCGCAAAAGCGGCAGGCGATACCGAAAAAGCAAATAGTTTAGCAGATCAAGCTAACGCCATATTGCCACAATTAAATGACGCCACAACCAAATACAATGGTGATGTTGCAACGTTTGACAGCAAATTAGCAACATACAATACCGCAGTAGAAGACTACAAAGCAGAAGCGGCTCGTTTAGAAGAATCTAAAAAAGAATATGAAACGCGCAACGCAAACCTGCAAGAGACAACTAAAGCATTTACTGAGACAGCCCTTAAAGTTGCTGACATGGGTGATAACTCTAAAACCGCTTTTGAAAAGTTATACAACAACGGCACAGCATTAACAGATTCATTTGACGCTGCTAAAACTTTAGATACATTACAAACACCGGCACAAGATACATTCTTGCGTCAGTACGATAAAACTAATGACCTAACAGCTTCTTTAGAGTTTGCACAAAAAGTTAATAGCTTAGATAAAAATTCAATATCAGCTTATGATGATGCGGTTAAGACCGGTTTAGATGATGAGTCTGCGTTAAAGATTGCACCAGACATGTCTGGATTAGGTGCAACCGGACGCAATGTTTATTTAGAATCATTAAAACGCGGTGATGATCAGCAAACAGCAACAATTTCTGCTATGCTCGCAAACCTGTATGCTAATGAAGCTCCTACAAGTACAGAGTCACCTTATGCGCCAGTTGCGTCAAACCCAACTGTTCCCACAAGTGATGTAGGTGGTCCTTCAACACCATTGGTTCCAAATGGTAAAGTAACCGTAACAGCACCGGATCAAGAGTTTGACGAGAATGCTCCGGCTTTACCTATTCCTCCGGAAGAAGAGGAGCCAGTAACACCAGAGCTAACAGCGGATACAGATCCAGGCTATCAGGAATATTTAAACAACATTAGAGGCGGCACCAATCCTGATGGATCTATGCGACCTGCACTTGCTGTTGTTACAACACCGTACGATGAGTGGAAACAAAATGCTGCAGAAGACAAAGGTGTTCCACACGAGGGTAAAGTTTGGAGTGAGACTAAAGGTGAGTGGGTAACCCCTGGACCAGACTCTGGTGCTATGCCTGGTCCTGGAACTTATATTCCACCAATAGATCCAAACGTTGACAACAGAGATGTTGGTAACGGTGAAAACAAAGATCCTAATTATGTTGCACCACAAGTACCTGGTGAAACAATTGGTGGAACAACACCAAGCACTGGTGGTGGTAAAGTTAATGTTCCTGGCACAACTAAGCCGCCAACTGTAACAACACCAACCAAACAGCCTGTAACACCTTGGACATTACCACCAGTTACCACACCAACTATTAACATGCCGGTTGTTGGTGGTGGAACACCATCAGCATCAGCAAGTAATCTATTGCAGCAAGATGCAAGCGGCGGAATTAAAAATCTAACACCTGGATTGACACAAAGAATGGACTATAACTTAACTGGCATTCCTAACATTGATGAAACTGTTAGCCAAATACCCCATTTTGCAACCGGCAGCTCTGTTGGCTATGATCCCTTTGCCGCTGGTTCTGCCGGTGACAGCGTTAGTGCCGGCTTGTATAAATCATTGTCGCCGACTTTAACTAAAGCACAAATTAATTATATCCTTACTGGGCTACCAGGTGCAAACATTCAAGCTCACGCTGAGGGTGGCAACATTGGTCCTGATGGACACAACCCAACATTCTTTTCTGAGGGTGGTTTAAACTCTATGGAAAATCGTTATGTTGAGGGTGAGGGCGATGGCACAAGTGACTCTGTTGCTGCAATGCTTGCCAACGGTGAGTTTGTGATTCCTGCTGATGTAGTATCCAAATTAGGTAATGGTAGCAACGAAGCTGGTGCTGGTGTATTAGATCAGTTTTTAAAGGTAGTTAGAAAAGACGCCAACTCAAACGGCGAAGAACTACCACCAAAAAGTAAAGGCCCATTGGCCTATTTATTAGATGCAAAACGGACGATGAAAGCATAACCATGGCTGGCTTAAATAACATAATTTCCAACACAGCGCAACAAACAACCACAATGCCTGCGTGGTTTGATACCGCGCAACAAAACGTTGTTAATCAAGCTACAGGTGCTCTTAATGCAGCGCCTACACCACAAAACACTGTAGCCCAAGGCGCAGTTAACCAACTATCTGGCCCAACCAATGCGTTTACAAACGCCACTGGTACCTTACAAAACATTGCAACCGGTGCGGCTAATCCTTGGATCACTGATGCTTCTACTGGCGCAGTATCACCAAACACAAACACCGCATTAGGTGGTTTATTCAAAGCACAAAACGAACAACTCCAGCAGTTAATGCCGAACATTACTGCCCCTACAGACGCCGCTTCTATTGCCTCCGGTAACTTTGGTGGCCTGCGCGGTCAAACTGCTTACAACAAAGCAATTGGCGACGCTATTGCTCAACAAAATGCGGCACAATATCAAGCCGCTCTATCTAATCAACAGACTGGCGTACAGGCTGGTATTGGTGCTGGTAACGTTGCACAACAAGGTATTAACAACGCCCTTACCGTTGGTCAATACCAACAAGCCTCTCCGTTTACTAACGTGTCTAACTACGGTAAAGTATTGGGTGGTATCCAAGCCCCTACAACTGTTCAAAACCAAACACAACTCTCCCCACTAAATCAAGTAGCTGGTTTAGTAAGCGCCCTTGGTGGTCAAAACCCAACTGGATTGTTAGGTTCTATTTTTGGTGAAGGTTCTGCAGCGGTTGGTAGTCCGTATTTAGCTGACGGCAAGACTCCTAATCCAAACTACAAACCTGCAGTAGCTGGTGGTCTGTTTAGTAAAAATGGTCCTTTGGGTAATGTATTTAATTTTGGTGGTGGTTCTTCTTCCGGCGGTAACGCAGCACCTGGAACTTACCCATTAGCTGGTGGTGGGTCAATGTTAATTAACGCAGATGGATCTAAGACAATTACTTCTGCAGACGGAACACCACAATACTTTGATAAAAATGGTAATCCTGTAAGTTCAGATCAAGGTTTAAAAGATTCTAATATTATTCCGGGTTCTAGTGGACCTTTATCGCCAGGTGATACATCAGAAATCGACAACACCGATTATTCACAGTACACCAATCCACCTACCACTCCAGGTTATAATTTTAATTATGATTATAACTACGGCGACTATTCAGCACCTAACTACGAAGAGTAAAATATGGCAGGCTTAGACAACATTAAACATTTTCAAGCTGGCGGTTCTTCTGGAGACGAAGAAGTAGTTACGGAAAAACAGGCGCCGCTTTCTGCAAAAGCTGTATCTTCAAAATATCTGCCAACACCAACTGGTCCTGGTACTGGAGTAGATCCAGAGTTACTTGCTAACATGCAAAAGATGATTGCTGAGCGTGAAGCTCAACGCGGCAGCTTTATGGAAAACCTTAAAGACGCAACAGCATGGTGGTCTGGTGGCGTTGCTGGCCCTGGTGAAGCATTGTCTCGCCGTGCTAAAGATCGTGAAGAACAAGCCATGACTACGTTTGGCATGAAGCGTGACTTAGCTCAGTATAATGTGGGACTAAAGAATGCTCAAAGTTTACAACGTCAAATATTTGGTGGTGAAGTTCCCGCTGCCGGTGGCGCAACAACCCCAACAGGCGCACCTGGCGTAGCTACAGCTCCTCAAGCAAGTGGTGGTTTATTGTCTTTGGTTCAAGACCCTGGCTTAAGACAGTCTATTGCTGTTCAAGCACAAACTGACTTAGCTGGTGCACAAAAAGCAATTCAATCTTATTTAGCAACAAACGCTAAGAATCCAGACATTATTAAGAAAGTCAACTACATGCTGAACAACGGCATGATTGACAAGTCACTGGTTCCACAAATTATGTTGACAGAAGCTGTTGGTCCTGGTGCACTGAAACACGAGGATGTACGTGGATCAACTGGTACAATGCAAACAACACCATTAGGCTCTGCGGCTGGTTTCCTAAAAGGCGCACCTGCTCCTGCTGCAGCTCCATCTGCACCTATGTCTGCTCCTGCGCCAGCTCCTGCTCCTGTACCGGCTCCTGCAGCCCCTATGGCTGCTCCAGCTCCATCTGCCCCTGCACCGGCTGCTCCAGCGGCACCTGCAAAACCAGCAGCGCTTCCACACACAGCACCAATTCCTAAAGTAGGTGCACCAACCGGAGCGCCGGTTAAAGCCGAATCTCCTATTGATGCTCAGATTCGTGCGTCTGGTTTAGATCCATCATCTGCAGAAGCGAATAAAATTCGTGAAGAAGCTGGTAAGACATTGGTTTCTAGCCGTGGTAAACAACTAGGCAAAGTAGAAGAAGCAGCTGGTGAACGTTTGGCTAAAATGCGTGAGTTAGCTGATTCAGCAAAGAGCACAAAGCCAACGGCCCAGGCGGTTATTGATATTGCTGAAAATAAAAAACTCAGTAAGGTTATGGGTTTTGCTAGAGGTACAGATGCAATCGCAACAGGTCTTACCACAATTGGTGACTTTATCCCCGGCGTTGGTGCGGAAAAAACAGAAAAAGCACTCTACGCTAATTACTTAAATGACACCGAAAGAAAAGCATATAAAGACGTAGAAAGCGCTGCACAGAAATTGGGTATTGACTTTGCTGCCGATGTGTTTAAAGGCGCTCGTATGGGTATTGGCTTGGAAAAGATGGCTATGGGTGCTAAGGGTATTGGCACTGAAATGCCGGCTTCTGTTAACAGACAGAACGCTGCACTTATTCGTGACGCCGCTCAATTCCAAGAAGACAAAAACGAAATGTTTGACAAGTGGGCACCAAGCCATGGTGGCAAGATGGCTGATTTTGATGAGTTTGAAGCAAGCCCAGAATACAAAGCATTTAGTAAAAAAGCAGAGCAGCATTTCTTAAACACGTATAAAGGTATTGTAAAACCATTAAGACCTGGGCCAGAAGATCACCCAGGTGCATCATTAGTCGAAAAATATAAAACTAAAAAGAATCCTTAATCATGGATGAAAAGTTACAAGGGGCGTATGCCGCACTTCAAGCTGCGCATGACGCTGGCAATACTGAGGATGCCACACAGCTTGCTGACTATATAACAACGTTGCAAGGTCAGCAACAAACTACTTCTGCGGCAGAACCGTCTTCAGAGGTAAGAACTGGCGCCGCATTACCTGCTGTTGGTGGTGCTCTTGGTGCCACTGTAGGCACAGCTGCTGCTTTAGGTTCTAAGGGCAAAAACATTTATAACGCCATTAGTAAAATGGGATCAACTCCGCCAGCTCCAACTGGCTATAACCCACGTGGCTCTTCTGTCGAAGAGAGCGTTCAAAATTGGCGTACTTACGCCGATGCTCAAAACGAGGCAGCTAAGTCTGTTCGTCGTGATTCTGAGTTACACAAAAAATATCCAGGCTTTACTCGCCCAAATCTTCCACACCTACAACCTACTGTTCCAACACCAGGTCAAAATATTTTAGGCCATGCTGCTAATCTTGGTACAAATAGACCACTCACTGGATTAACCGCCGGCGCTAATGCTTTAGATTTTGCACAACAAATACGTGCAGAAAATCCGGTTCAAGCCACAGTAAGTGGTTTAGGTTTGTTAGGATCTGCAGCGCCTTATGTTAAAAAATTACCTAAGCAATTACGTGGTGCTGGTATGGCTGCCTCTGCAGCGGCTCCTGTTATAAACCGTTTGTTAGATAAACTAACTAACCCACCAGAAGAAGAACAAAAAGCTGCGGGTGGTTTAATTCAACATTATGACGCAGGCTCTTTGGTTAAAGGCGCAAAAGCAGCAAAAAAGGCCGTAAGCGGGTTTCTCGAGCACACACCATCAAAACCTAATCCGTTGGTTGGAACCCGCTTTGATGTTAAAGACTTAGGTGGTATTGCGCCATCAACACAAAAACAATGGGAAGACTATCGTGATGCAATGGTTACGTTGGTCCCTTATGACGCTACTCATCGCAACAAACAAATCCGTGGTGTATCTGGTCGTAATTTGACAGAAGACATTTTTAGTCATGGTGGCCGTGATTATGTTAATGATGTAGAACACATTAATCAAGGTGTCGGTGGTGCGTCTAACAGAGCTATTGCCAATCGTATTCAAAAAAGAACCGATATTGCCAGACAAGAAAATTTAGATTTAGGTGGTTCTGGTCAAACAATCATGTTGCCAAGTTCTATGGGTCGTGGTGGCGAAGAATTTGCTGTACCAACTTGGCAAATATATTTTGATTTGTTCAAACAAGCTGAGCACAATCCAAACGCCATTCAACAATATAGCGATGCTCTTCGTGCTGTTTCCAAAACTAACCCAAATACTAAAGTAACAAAATATCCGTTTGCGGATATGTTAAACCTAAACGATCCTAAAGTTGTTGAACAGTTTTTGGCAAACGGTGATATGCGTAAGGCTTTTATCAAGCAACAAAAACTAAAAGACAATCAACGTATTTTAGGCGCAAATGCAGAAGATATTCGGGCAGCACTAACAGATCCCAATACGGTCAATTTACCACGTGGCTATCTCGGTGGTAACATTATTGAAACTGTCCCTGGTGCTAAAACATTCCCGTCTTCAAACATTACATATAACACTAACTTTGCCGGCAAACCTGGTGGCCATTTTGACACTGGAGACATTCCAGCTGCTGTAGCAATGAACGACCCTTACAGCAATATGTTTGCAGAAATGCAAGCTCGTTATCCAAACAAACCATGGCAACAAGTTCATGATATGGCTACTGGTGCGTTGGAGCGTCGTAACGAAGGTGTGTCTCAACATCTTAACGAAAAAGCAATTAACCGTATTCGTGCCTATCAAAGTGGTTTAGAAGAAGGTAAGTTTAACCCAGGTGATATTAAAGGCGCATTAGATTATTTAAACCAACCTGGTATTTATGGTAAAGGTATTTTTGCCGAAGGTGGTTCTGTTCCTCATCTTGCCGGTGGTGGCGATCCTTTAAAAGGTGCTAACGTTGTTAAGCATTCAATCAGCCAAATACCTAAAGTAGCGCAGGCTTTAGAAGAATACTTAAAAGGTAATATCACTAAAGCCCAGCACATGGAAGCTGTTCGTAAACACCTGCCAATTAGGCAGTGGAACGAGTTGCCGCCAGAATATACTGATGAGCAGATTCGTAACGCCCTAAGATCAAATCAGTTAGACAAAGCATTGGCGCCGGTGCCGGTTGGAAAAGAAACTGGTAATCGTTTAGACATTAACGCTTACACAAACAATGACCCCCCTGTTTTTGTAGACACTGTTCACGATATTAATGACAACAATAAGGTTCTTAGTTATAACAGAACAGGTCATTTAAAAGACGTTAACTTTAAATCTTTACCAAACTCAGCAGTCATGATGGGGCTTGGTACAAGAGAGCAGGCGCTTACCCCTATGGGTGCTCAGATGGGTAAGTCTAAAGCTCCTATAGCAATGATAGAGGGCACCAACGTTGGTACGCATGACGACGAAGTTCGTCGCATGATGGCCGAGATGATAAAAGACCCACGCTATACCCAAATTGGTATGGACCCACGTGTTGGTTCACAGTTCTACGACAAGTCAACAGATCGTCCTATTTGGACATCTGGTGAAAAGTTTCAAGTCGGCCCATTAGTAATGGTTCCTAAAAAAGATATTGAGACAACCGATTGGAATGACCCACGCTTGTTGCTAAAAAAGTTCCCAGGTAAAACTTATAAAAAAGGTGGCCTAGCCGCTCTTAAGAAAAAGAAATAATGCCAAAAAAGATACCAACGCCTGCTGAGATGAAAGCTGCTGTTGAGGCTTTTAAGAAACAGTTTACCACTGGGTTTTATCACGGTAGCCCATCAAATAAAATTAAAGCGTTTGATCCTGCACATCCTGCTAGTGAAGTTGGCACATCTATAAATGATTTTGGCGAAAAAGGATCAAATGCAATTTTTTTAACTAAAGACCCATCGTTTGCTAATTCATTTTTGCCTGCAGGAAATGCGCGTGGATACAAACCTGGGTCAACTGTCTATCCTGTAAATGCAAATCTTGGTAAACATTTTGATTATGAAACACCAGAAAGTCATAAGCTAATAAATAAATACTTAGAAACAAAATGGCAAATTCCAGATGATGCAAGCAGACTAGCTGAGTGGGCTAAAAATAGAAGCTCTCACGCTGCAGATTTAAAAAGTGGTATTTGGTCGGCTATTGAAGATCCAAGTTTTCAAGACTTTTTAAGGGCTAATAAATACGACTCTTTTGCTTTGCAAGAAGCTGGTCGTAAAAATGTGGGTATTTTTGAACCACATAATATTCGTGGTAAGTTTGCTGAATATAATCCTGCAGAAGCAGCCAACCCAGACTTTATGAAAGCTGAGGGTGGATCAATTGAGCACTTTCAAGCTGGTGGTGCAAGCGCTGTTAAAAAGGCTTTAGAGCACGCCAGGAAATTGCCGTTTGTGCACTACTCCACAGCGCCAAATATTTCTTACCTGGAACCTAAGATGTATGGTAGTGGGATTAAGGGTGCTGAGGCTGCACGCCTCAAAGACGCGCCAG